AGAGCAGGGCGGGAATTGAACCCGCATGGACTAGCTTCACATACACCAAGTTTGATGACCGAATTGAACGGTCTATGCTATTCCTGTTTCTGACTGAGATACCTACTCAGACTCTGCTCAAAATTTGCTTACGGGGAAAGAGTAGCACGGGGATCGAACCCGCGCAAGGGTTTTTAAAGAGGTTAAAAAATTGGCGTAACTTGAATTCAACTAACGTCGCGGCCTCCACGCATAAGAGGGCGAGGCTTGAGCGCGAATTGCGCCAGCGTCGGACCTTTCGGCTTTAAAGCGTCTTTGACGATTTGTTCGGCAACCTTGTTTCTGGCAATGGCAGCGGTGATTTTCACGGATGGAGTAGGGACTTCTTTCATGGTGGCTAGTGGCTGGTGACTGGGAAAGAGTAGCACGGGGATCGAACCCGCGCAAGGGTTTTTTAAAGGAAGAATGTCGAGACTTTCGATTGCAACGTATTCTTCCCCACCGTCGTCGAATGAAATCAGGGCTTCGTCGCCCTCGAATCCAAGAAGAGCAACGGTTTGATTGCGGTAGATGGCGAAGATTTCCATGCGCAAAGAATAGCACGAAAGCGGACCTTGTGACAAGCTTTTCTTTGTGTTTTCGCAGAAAAGAATTCCTCCGCATTTTCGACTTTGCGCTTGACAGATTTCGTCAAGGCATTTTTGTGTCATGACACAACTTACTGATTATCAATGAGTTACGCTGCGCGGACCCCGAAGGGGTCGCCTCGACGTAACTCGTTGACCCTCAACGAGTTACGACTGGAGTTAAGTTAAGTTAGTCAAGAGTAAACTCCCCATCGACAAAACTAACCTTTATAGGCTCGAAGTAGTAGTTAACCTCTTTAGCTTCGTAACGATACCATTGACCGTGACGATTATACACCTCATTGAACTTCTCGATAAGTTCATCTTCATCGAGAGCTTCTGTTGCGGGAGCAGCATCAAAGATAAACTCTTGTCCACCTTTTGCTTTATAGCGTCCTTCGGCAAAGTCTTCGGAACCATACCATTCCCACACCTGACAAGAGATAATGCGTTTTGACATATTATTATTTTTATTTGATGTTTTTTATCTTAGAGAGCAGCGTTGCGGGAAAGGCTATCGAGATACCGCTTGACCATGTTTTCGCGGTCTTGCTTCATCCATTCCCAACGCTCTTCCGTGATGATTTCCAAGCTGTTCAAAGTGCGGACACCTCCGATCAAGCAACCGTTGAAAGGAATCTTCGAGGTTCCATGTTCCAAGTTGCGGAAGGTGGCAACGGGCCACTTGACACCGTTAGTGTCCACACGGTATTCAACGCCAAGGAAAACGCCGAAGTTGGTGAAGGTTCCGATTGGCAGGGCGAGAAGTTCGTCGTTCGTCATGCGCAAAGAATACATCGGGAGCGGACTTGCCGCAAGCTTTCTTTTGTACTTCCTAAAGAAAAAATCACTGCGCATTTTCGACTTTGCGCTTGACAAAGCGCGTCAAGGTATTTCTGTGTCATACCATAAGTCGTTGAGGTTCAACGAGTTACGTCGAGCGGACCCCGAAGGGGTCGTGTGCGTGTAACCCCTTGATATTCAACGAGTTACGCGAATTGATTCTTTACGATGTTTGCGTATTTTGTCAAGCTTTTTTTCTGGAAAAGACACAAAAAAAATCGCTCCTTTCGGAGCGATTTCGCTTGACTCAACGGTCGTCCCGCCAGTTGTAGTCCTCATAAGGGTCATACTCCCCGCAAAGGTAAGGATCTGGATCAGGCAGCTTGTCCGCTTCATCCGCCATCGCCTCCATGACAGCGGTGTATTCTTCGAACTCGGCGGAATCAGCGGGGAATGGCAGGATCATAGTGGTGAGGCGCTCGGCGCGGGGACAGAGTGACAGGAAATGGGCTTAGTGGCAAGCTTTCTTTTGCTCGTTTCGCAAAAAGAATTTCTGCGCATTTCTTGCTTTGTGCTTGACAGCAGCGTGTCAAGATTCTTTTGTGTCATGACATAAGTGATTGAGTATCAACAACTTGCGACTTTCGTAAGTCATTGAGTATCAACGAGTTACGTAGAAACGGCCCCGCAGGGGCCGCATCGGCGTAAGTCGTTGAGTGTCAGCGAGTTGCAACTGTCGTAACTACTTAAAGATCAATGAGTTACAAGACATATGACAGGGAGATAGGCTTTCGCCTATCTCCCACTTATGTCATCAGATAGACTGTTGAGCTTCCGCTTGGGCGGCGAGAGCCTCGAAGATCTCGAAAAGTTTTTCGCGGGAGATGCTCCCCTCGCGGGAGTAAACGTCAAGGTCAATTCCAAGGAGAGTCGTGAAACCATTCATCCGCCCGAATTTGCTTGCATAACACTCTTTATTCGCTCCGACCGCTTTGGAAATGCGATTGGCAATCGAAACCAGCGTGGGCGCGGTGGTGATGGTGATGGTGATGGTGGTCATGGCGGTTGCGGTGGTGGTGGTGTTGCTCACGGGGAAAGAGTAGCACGAAAGCGGGTCTTGTGGCAAGCTCTTTCTTGTATTTTCCGAAGAAAAAAAGACTGCGCATTTCTTGCTTTGTGCTTGACAGGGGTATGTCAAGATATTTTTGTGTCATGATACAACTCGTTAAGTATCAATGACTTACGCCGAAACGACCCCGAAGGGGCCGCGTCGATGTAACTCGTTGATTCTAAGTGAGTTGCAATCGTTGTAACTCGTTGATCCTTAGTGGCTTATGTAACGTAACTGGAGTTATGTAGGGAGATAGGCTTTCGCCTATCTCCCAGTTATGTCGTCGAGTTACTGCGCAGTTATGGCGATTTGGCTTTTCCAGCGTTGGCTCTCTTCACCTTGAACGCGCTTGCTGGCAAGGGTTTTTTCCAGCGCTTGGAATTTTTTGATCACTTCCCGCTCGGTGGCGGAAAGCTTGGCAAGGGCGGTTTCTGTGTCGGCTCGGGACACGACAGCGGACTTCTTGACCATTTCAAGCTTGGAGGAAACGTCAATCACAAAAGTGATCGAATTGACTTTTCCAGTGTCAACGATTTTTCCGTACTCAGACAGGATGTTCCCAATGGTGGTCGAACCAGTAACTTCGATTTTTTTCATGGTGGTGGTAAGGTCAGGTGACGGGGAAAGAATGCACAAAAAACGGAGGTGTTGCAAGCTCTTTCTAGTATTTTTCGAGAAAAGAATTTCTCCGCGTTTTCTGCTTTGTGCTTGACACCCCCCCCATTTCTCAAAAAAAGCTAGAGCGCAAAGTCGCGCCAAAGGCGGGGGGTACTCTTCCTCAACCTCCCCACCAAAATTCCACCAAACCATCCCCTCCCCCCCATTGTTCGAAAACGTAGCACACTCATCGACTTTAACCCAAATAAAAGTGTAAAAAAAAACACTAGCCCCTTTTCAGGAAACCTAAAAAATAAATAAAATGCCAGTTATAAAATATAGTCAAACACCGATCACTCTTGTATACAGCGGCAATCATGGTGTTACAGCCAACTCCGCAACCGTTTCATACGCTGCATCTTTAGAACCATCGCGCATTCTTGCGCCAAATCAAAACAACAACTTCCGAATCAATGGACCTCTTGCCGCAAAAATATCCTTTAGTTTTGTCGCGTGTAATAAAACATCATACAATGCCGCAAACATATTGTTGAACTCTCTCACAGGCACTGGTTCTAGTTCTATTAGAATCGGCAATTCAGAGTTTTCTGGTTGTTTCTGCAACAGCGCATCTGTGGAAATTACTCCATTTGCGCCTGTGATTGTGAGCGCGGAATTTACCAGCACCAACATGATTGTCAATCAAGCTTTTGCGGCGGCAACTGGTGCGCCAGACACTGGAGAATTAAATGGATTTCTAGCACATGGATACAACACCGTTGTTAGCAATGGAACATTGTTGTCGGATCAGAATTATGAATCTATTTCTTATCGAGTAAGTTGTGCGCGAACACCCACATTTGTTTTGGGGCAGAATAAATCAACAAATATGTTTTTAGACGGTGTGGAAAAAGAAGTAAGCATCAAAGCCACAAACATAGGTAATTTTATTGCTTACAGTGGATATGGAGATACGCTCAACATAAATGTGAAAAACGATTTGGGAACAAGCGTCTTTACGCCGAACTTATCTATGTCGGCAAATTCGCGCATTGTGTCTCAAAATCTATCGATATCAGAAAATTCGATTTTGGCAGGAGATATTTCATTGCGCGAGGTAATTCTGTAATTATACAGTGTAAATATAAATGAATGGCAAAGAAAAAACTCGATAAGTCGGGTTCTCTTGAGTTCCACCCTCAACTAGAACATAAGATCCGAACAAGACCTCGTAAATTCAAATTTACAGACAAACAAGTTCGATTCTTAAACATTATACTCAATCCAGACAATCCAATTGTTTTTGTTTCTGGACCAGCAGGATCATCTAAAACTTACATGGCGATTTATGCGGCGATTCAACTCATGGCGGCGGATCGCGAAAAAGAATTGCTTTATGTTCGCAGCATTGCCGAAAGTGCTGATAAAGGCTTGGGAAGTTTACCAGGTGATATTGCTGAAAAGTTTGATCCGTTCTTGATGCCTTTATACGACAAACTCGAAGAGATTGTGCAGCCGCAAGATGTTGCTTGGTTAAAGAAGCAAGAAATGATCAGCGCGGTGCCAATTAACTTTTTGCGCGGTGCAAGCTGGACAGACAAAATTGTTGTGGCAGATGAATGCCAAAACTTTACTTTGAAAGAATTAACCACTTTGATTACAAGAGTTGGCGAAGGCACCAAGCTTGTTATGTGTGGAGATATTATGCAAAGTGATATTGGTCATCGCTCTGGATTTAAGAGTATGTTTGATTTGTTTAACGACAAAGAAAGCAAAGACAAAGGAGTGCAAACATTCTCATTCTCTCACGAAGATATTGTTCGCAGTGAAATTCTTAAGTTTTTAGTATCCAAACTGGAAAAAATCGGAGCTACAGTGTAAATAAATATAGACAAGGCTACCACAACGCACGCAGCGGATGCTAAATTATAACAGGTGGTGGCCTTGTCTTTTCGTCGGAAAAATTAACTGGAAAAACAACCGTTTAAAGATATTATAATAGTATGATTTCTATTTTTTGTCCTAACTGCGGTTCAAAACATACATATAATTATTCCAAGCCTAAGTTCTGTTCGAGTTGCGGAAATGCAATGGCGGCAATGTTAGAAAAACCAAAGGCTGTATCCAAAGCTCGTTTGTCGAGCAATGATGATGATTATGATGATGATGATTCTGACCCAGAAAACTCTAGCGCGGAACATGTTCCTCAAATTAATAAATTTCAATTCGAGATCGAGCATGAATCTGAATATAACTCCTTTTCTTTAGGATCTATTTTTGGCCAAGGCTCTGAAGCTCCCAAAACAACACGCCGCAGATCAGCTGCCAGCGTTGACGATTTCGTAAATCAAAAAACCCGTCGTGGAGAATAATTTAAAAACATACGAGGATTGTTCCGATATCATTGATTTGGTAGTTCAAAAATTTAAAAAAAAATGGCAGTTAAAAGCTATTAATTGGTTTGATTTTGACGATGTATCTCAGAATATTAAGATCCACATTTATAACAAGTGGCACATGTGGGATCAAACAAAGGCATTGGAGCCTTGGGCTGCTCGAATAGCTTCTAATCAAATCAAAAATACTATACGCAACAACTACACTAACTATGTTAAGCCGTGCATGAAGTGCAAGTTTAATATGGGAGATAATCTATGCGCTGCCACCAGTAATGGTGTTCAAAACTCCTCTTGCGCTATATACGCCAAATGGACCAAGCGAAAACAATCTGGCTATGGTATCAAGCTTCCACTTCCAATGGAGAATCATACTCAAGAGGTTAATCAGAAACATGATTCGGGCATAGATTTCTCTGATTCTGTTTTAAAATTAAACGATCTTTTAAAGCAGCAACTTTCCGAACCTCACTACACAGTTTATATCATGCTGTTCTTCGAACATAAAAGCGAAGAAGAAGTGGCTAAGTTTATGGGCTATAAAAGCAATGAAAAGAATCGCAAAGCTGGCTATAAACAAATAAAGAATTTGAAAAAAATGTTAAAGGAAAAAGCCGAAAACATTATTAATGAATACGATATAATTTTATGACTTTAACTGAAGAACAAAAACAAAAAATCAAAGATACATATCGAAAAACCACAGATCTTAACGATATTACCCGAATTGTTTTCGACAACCAAGATATCGATGGTAGAAGCAAAGAAGGAAGACTGATTAGATCTTATATGATCGAAGCTGGCTTGAAGTTCAAAACGTCAACTCGCATAAAAAAAGAAGGAATCGAGTTTACCAAGCAGCAAAAGGATTTCATTGTCGAACATGCAAACGGTGGATCTTCTTCTCTGCGCATTGCAGAAATTTTATTTCCTGACAAGGAAATAAAACCGTTGTCGCTTGAGCAAAGAGCCGTCTTTAGCGTCATTAATGAAATTAACCCAGATTATTCTCCATCACAGGATAGTGATGTTGGATTAAACAGTTATGTAGCGCCGAAATCGACGAGCCGAATCGTCAAGAAGATCAACGATGCAACTGGCAGTGAATTGCAGGATGAGAAGATTAATAGGCAACATAAGGTATGTGTGGATAGGTTGGGTATTAATTTAAATAATTCAAGATTTTTAAAAATCGTAAATAATTATACATCTAAAGAAGATAGGGGATTATTCGAGCATGAATTTATCCGTCTTACTTGGGATAAGCCTGATTTAACTGCTGATGAGATTAACTTGTACATGAACGTGTGCAAGGAAATTGTTAATTTGGAAGTCGTTAGCAAACACTTGAATAAACTTAATGATATTTTTGATATTACAAATGATCAAGAAGAAATGAGTGTTCGTCTATCTGAGATTATCAAAGCAAAAAGTTCTGAATACCATCAGTGTGAAACCCGAATTGAAAATCTTACTAAAAAGCTTCAGGGTGATCGCTCTGAACGTATGAAAAGTAGGCACAAAGAAAACGCATCAATTCTTTCTTTGGTTCAATCCTTTCAAGACGAAGAAGAGAGAATCAACATGATTAATATCGCAGAGATGCAGAAAGCTCTTATCAAAGAGGAAGCCCACCGCTTAGAGGGAATGGCTGAATGGAAAGCTCGTATACTTGGCTTGTCAATGGAAGATGTAATTTAAAGAAAAGTAAAAATGTCATTTGATTGTAAAGAGTGCAGGGAGTCGTTCCCTTTATTGAAGAGTCTACATGCTCATATTAAAAAGCACGATATGATGCTTGGGGATTATTATGTGAAGCATTTCCAAAGGAAAAATAAGTTAACTGGATGCTTATTGCAATTCAAAAATCATGAAGACTACTTTGAAAGAGATTTCACTACATACAAACAATTAATCGAATGGTGTGAAACGTCTCTCATTGAAGAAGTCGAGCCTTATATAATTTCTTGCTTGAAAAAAAGAATAAAAAAGAAACAATTAGTATATGGCCCGAACACTATTGAACTTTTCACTTCCAGCTTGCCTTCTATGCATATTTATAAAGAAGTTTTCGGAAGCTATTCAAAAGTTTGTAAACTATGTGATGTCGAACCTATGTTTACCGCTAATCTGCCACAAACATTTCATAATGATTGTCGCGATGTGCAGATATATGTAGACACAAGAGAGCAGCAACCATTAGAGTTTAAAAACTCCAAGAGTCTTAAATTAGATGTCGGAGATTATGCCGTAAGCGGCGATGATTATAATTATACTTATGTAGACAGAAAATCATTCGCTGATTTTTGTTCTACTATGACAGTCGGCTATAAAAGATTCGCGAGAGAACTTCAAAGATGCAGAGATCTTGGATCTTATTTGTTTATTGTTACTGAATGCGATTTATATCGAATGTCAGAAAGAAATGCTCACTCACCAAAGAGATATAATCTTGATTATGCCTTTCATGTGATGAAAGAACTGCAACACGAATATAGAGACTGTTGCCAATTTGTTTTTAGCGGAAGTAGAGGGAATAGTCAAATACTAATTCCAAAACTATTGATTTGTGGGAAAGAGTTGTGGAATACTGATATGCAGTATTTCTTAGATAACAAGGTTATGGATTATTACGAAAGGGGTTCCAAATGAGTTGGCAAGAAGGATCGCAGAAATTAAATAAAAAATTCAAGAATGTAAATCAAGAAATTCTTGATTGCAAAGGTTTTATAGAAGAGAAAAAAGCAAAGGTTCTTTTATATAAATTCTTACGAGAGAATCCATCTTTTGCCACCGAATTAATCACTGGAGTTAGTTTATTTCCATTCCAGCACATAGCAATCAAGTCTATGATGGAAACGGATTACTTTTTAGGTATTTGGTGTTTGGAGGAAAATGAATACGTTTTATCTAGCGAGGGATTTAAAAAGATCAAAGATATTAATGTCGGAGAATCTGTTAGATCTAGAAATGATATTAATTTAGTTTTAGATAAAAAGTTTAATCCAAAAGAGCGGGGATTAAGTATTCATTTAAAATCTGGCGATTCTTTTAAAGCTAAAATTGGACATAAGGTTCTTGCTTATAACAATGGAGGTTTTGAATTCAAAAATATACAAGATCTGTCAATTGGAGATCACTTGCCAATTAAAATAAAAACTGAGGTATGGGGAAATAAAGATATCACCAATGGCTCCGAAATCAAAAGATCTCCTTATTTATTTTATTTGTTAGGTTATGTATTGGGCGATGGATGGGTAAATCAAGATGGAGTGCATTATTGCTCAGAAAGTTATGAAGTTCAAGAGGTATGTTTAAAATTCATTCGCGATAATGAATTTAAAAGTTATGCTCGTCAACGAACTAAAAATTTAAGCTTTTATGAGTATTCAATATTCAATCGAAAACTATCTAAGTGGTTAGAACAAATAGGATGGAACATGTCTTTAAAATCTAAAGATAAAGTTATATGTGATAGTTTACTTCAATGTTCTAGAAATGAACTTTGCGCATTGATTGGTGGAGTTTTTGATGCCGATGGTTATGCTTCCTATCTTGATAAGAATAGTAAAGTGGGTATTAAAAATACTTCTATTGAATTATTACGTCAGATAAAAATGATTTTAAATAACATGGGAGTTCAATCTTTCCTTCGCAAATCGGGAGAGCATAAAGATGTTCCATATTATGATTTAGTGATATCAAATGATGAAAAATCTCTTACCGAATTTAAAAACTCAATAGACTTCGTAGTTTCTCATAAAAAGCATAATTTAGAAAAAATTATTAATAGATCCAAAACCAGAAACTATCAAAATAACTTAATTCCAAATTTCTCAGAAATATTAAAGAAAGATGGATCAAGAGAAAAATTAACAGGCCGAAAAGGATCTTGGGGCAAAAGCTTTTCTCAAAATGAATTACATATTTTAAAAAATTTATCTCTCGAAACAGAGAGTATCATAAAAGATATAAAGAAAGAAAATGTAATTTTTTCTGAGATTAAATCGATTGACTCTTGCTTAGTTAAATCTGTCGATATTACTGTAGAAAATGAAGAGTGTTATGTTGGAAACGGTTTTGTTCACCATAATTCGCGAGGTCTTTCTAAATCATTCTCAACAGCTGTGTTTGCTATTTTAGATGCCATATTCAATCAGGGTGTCCACATTGGGATTATTAGTAAATCATTCAGACAGTCAAAGATGATTTTCAGAAAGATCGAAGATATTTCTAGAAGCCCGAAAGCTGCATTATTGTCTCAATGCATTACAAGAGTTTCTAAAAGCAACGATGAATGGGTTATGGAAATTGGAAGAAGTAAAATTACAGCGCTGCCTCTTGGTGATGGTGAAAAACTTCGTGGTTTCCGTTTCCAAAGAATGATTATTGACGAACTTTTATTGATGCCAGAAAAGATTCTCAATGAAGTCATTTTACCATTCTTGGCTGTTGTAGAAAATCCAACTGAAAGGCAACAAGTTTATGATCTAGAAACTAAGATGATAAAAGAAGGGAAAATGGAAGAATCTGAGCGCCATCTTTGGCCTCACAACAAAATAATTGGACTGTCTTCTGCGAGTTATCGATTCGAGTATTTATACAAACTTTATTTGCAGTATGAAAACTTGATTATGAATCCCGAACAAAAAGATAAAGCTCATAGAGTTATTATGCACTTGAGTTATGATTGCGCTCCAGAGCAACTTTACGATGCCAACCTTCTGGACCAATCAAAAGCTACCATGAGTGTCGCACAGTTCGAGCGAGAATTCGGCTCTGTGTTCACAGATGATAGCTCTGGATACTTCAAAGTGAGTAAGATGGCTCAATGCACTGTTCCAGACGGAGAAGGGCAGTGTGTCGAAGTAATAGGGGATTCTAAAGCAAAATATATTGTATCGTTTGACCCATCATGGTCTGAAAGTGATGGTTCTGATGATTTTGCCATGCAAGTTATCAAACTACAGCCAAATCAAAGAACAGGCATCGTGGTTCACTCGTATGCTTTATCTGGTACAAACTTGAAAAAGCATATTGAGTATTTCTACTACTTGATGACATCATTTAATGTGGTTGCCGTTGTAGGAGACTATAATGGTGGCGTGCAGTTTTTAAATTCTTGCAACGAAAGTGAGTTATTCAAAAAGAATAATTTCAAATTAGAATGCTTTGACGCTGATTTAGACAATACTCAAGAATATGAAAAATCCTTGCGCGATGCTAGAAATCAATATAATTTAGAATCCAAAAGAATAGTATTTTTAAGAAAGCCAAGTTCTTTTTGGATAAGATATGCGAATGAGTTGTTGCAGTCAGCGTTTGATCATAGAAACATATGGTTTGCAAGCATGGCTCTGAACGATGACTTCACTCGACAAAAAACAGCAAACATTCCCATTGCTGATTTGAAATTCTTGCGTATCGACGATGAAAAAAATGAAGGAGCAAAAATGATCGACTTTATTGAGCATCTTAAAGACAGTGTTGATACGATTAAAGTTCAATGCGCTTTAATTCAAGTTTCGAGTTCGACGCAAGGAACTCAAAGTTTTGATTTACCGCTTAATCTCAAAAAGCAAAGAGGCGCTGACAAAGCGAGAAAAGACTCTTACTCCGCTCTTGTGCTGGGAAATTGGATGATGAGTGTATATTATGATATGATGTCTACGCCGCAAGAAACCGTGCAATCTACATTCGTTCCAATGTTTATTCATTAACTTTTAAAGTTAACTTTTCGACTTTTGGTGTAAAATAAGTAAATGGAATCATCGAAACGTAAATACCAAAAAAAATCTGAATACTGGAATCAGATCAGTCAGAGCAAGTTTAATCCTGTCGGTCCAACTTCGCAAAATGATTATCAACCAGAGTTGTGCGGCGAGCCTTTTTATGTTTCAGATGCATCTAGTAAACACGATGTATCCAAGGCATCTTATGGGCGATTAAACAATGATCAACCAAGCGGTAGTAGAATTAATAGGTCTGCATTAAATAGAACTCTTGACAGATTCAGCAGCATCCGAAATGGACTCTTGCCGTATAGTTATGCAATGGATGGAGTCAACGTGCGAGAAGCTATTGAACTTTGCCAAAAAGCTTATGCCAACATAGCTATATTCAGAAATGCTATTGATATCATGGCAGAGTTTGCCAATACTGAAATTTACTTTGAAGGCGGATCTCAAAAAAGCAGGGATTTCTTTACGGAATGGTTTAAGAAAATTAAGCTGTGGAATTTAAAAGATCAATACTTCCGCGAGTATTATAGAAGCGGTAATATTTTCCTTTATCCT